GGTGTTCGCTTGTTATGTTATTTACAAAGGTTTGAACGACGAAACCGGATTCATTCAACAGAACTTAGACTTCTATGTTGCACTAATAGCAATCATAGGCGGACCTGCTCTTTTATTCATTAACTCGATACTAGAAGCATGGAAATCAGAACAGAGCGCTCAAATGAACGCACTTCCAATGCGTCTTGAGTTAGACATTGAGCAAGCAAAAGCAAATACAGCATGGGCATTAGAGGCTCAAAAGATGAGACAATTACATGAAGAGATGTTAGCGGCTAAGGAACAAGACTTCCTTCATGCACAGGGGCAAACTGCTACTCCCCCTAAGAAAGTGGCAAAAAAATAAGGTGAAATAAAATGGATATACTAGGCGTTGAATTACAATATTGGATAGCGGCATTAGCGGCAGTGGGAGCATTGACAGTTTGGGGCTTGAAGAAGTATCAGATGTTAATGGCTGACGGAAAAATCACACTTGATGAAGTGATTGATACTCTGACAGAAGGAGAAAAACTTGCTGATGATGTTGTCGATGCTGTTGAAGATTTGGAAGAAAAAATCGAAGAGGCAAAAGCAGAAGCAGAAGCAGAGGCGAAAGTCGATGAGTGAGTCTGACGACATCTCCGAGATAAAGGCAGAAATCAACAAGATAAAAGATAATCACCTTTTTCATATCGAGAAGGATATGAATCAATTGAAAATCGACGTGGCTGTAATCAGTGAGAGATTGAAGGCAGTCGAAACATTCCAAGATGATATTAAAGAGTTCATCAAAGCATACGCTCATAGAACAATGGCGTTTATCGTGGCGGCTTCCGGTGCATCCGTTGGCGTCGTTGGTATGATGTAGTTCCAACAGACTCAATAACCAAGAGCGGTTCTCAATGAACTGATGGCAGATAGGCAACGACCTTTGATAGACCGTTTACTTCGTCGTCGGGCTGACCCTGCTGATGTTCAAAAACTGAACAACATGATGAATCAATCTTTAGATTGGGACGGAAAAGATTTGGCTTCACTTTCAAAAATACAAATGGCGACAAGTTCGGGTTATCAGAAAAAAAGCGGCGCTAACACGCCTGTTTCTTACGACCTATTGAGACAAATAGCCAACAAATCAGAAGTTGTAAACGCAATTTTGAGACGAGCAGTTGACGACACTTTGGCAAATGGATATGAGTTTATTTTAGATGACGGAAAAGAATCCGGTTCAGAAGAACAGTTAAACAAACTTCGAACATTTTTCAAGCGACCAAATCCGGATGATATGGGAGATGAATGGTTAGAGACAATGTTGTTCGATTTGATTCTGTTCGGAGATGCGTATCTCGAACTTGATGGTTCAGAAGATAAATCATCCGGGGAGAAACAGGAAGATTGGAATTATGGCGGAGACTTAATTGCGATTTGGCCTATCGAAGCCGAGACAATGAAAATCATTCCCGCCAAACAATTACCCGCTCCGCCTAACATGGCTTATGTTCAATCCATTAACAAAACGACAAGGCGTTTTTCGTCTGACAAAGTTTTGCATATTGCTAAGTTCAAGCAAGGCCGTGGCTACGGTTCATCTCCGCTTATTCCTTTACTCGAAGTTATCACAGGACAATTGAACTTGAGCAATTATCTGAACGCTCTTTACACCGGAACTTTACCGAAGACTATTCTAAATGTTGGAGATATTTCCAACGCCGAGATGAAAGCGATGCTCGGACTTATCGAGCAACAATTGTCAGCCGGTCAATCTCCGTTTGGTTTGATTGCTATCAATGGCGGTTCGGGTTTCAATATGCACAGGCTTATTGATTCGACTCGTGAAGGAGCGCAATTGGATTTACTCTATTATTATCGTGAAGAGATTTGCGCTGTATTCGGAATCCCGCCGATGAAACTTGGTTGGGTTCAGACAGGTAAGTTAGCAAATCCCGAACAACAATTAGACGCATGGTACGATGTTGTCGAATCATATCATAATCGAGTTTCGTCTGTAATTAACAACAACATTCTTCCACTCTTAGATATTACAGATTGGAAGTTCAAGTTTATTTCAATCAGACCAAAACAAGATGGATTGAGAGCAGAGACGTTCCAAAAGAATGCGTCAGCGATTTCCGCTTTGAGACAAGAAGCAACAATCTCAATCAATGAAGCAAGAAACATTCTCGGACTTGAGCGAATAGAAATAAGAGAAGCAGATAATCCATTCTTCGTTTCTCCAAAATTACAAATCAATCAACCGGACGCTTTCGATAATGAACCTAGTGCAGAAACTACACCGGAAGAATCCGAAAACTTGCCCGAGGAAGCGTCGTTGAGATTACTCGACCTATTCCCGTCAATAGGCATCCCCGAAGGCTACGGTCAAGGCGCGGGAGATTCACCTCAATTCGAACTTGGCGAATCTGTCGATTCTGAATTATACGAACAAATTGCGTTCAAGAAAATTGACGAACAGGATGCGTTCGAAGAAATAGAACAAGTTCGAAGCGCTTCTCTCGAATCAATGTTTGAAGAAAATCAAAAGGACTTTTCTGATAGATTCATGAAAGCGCTAGATGACAGATTTAGAAACGATGAAGTCATGGTTGGTAAAGACATAGGCGCAGGCGATTTGAGATGGACGGTTCAGTTCATGGATAAAGAGTTAGAAGAATTACTCAACCAACAGACAATCGTTGCCGGTGTGGAAATGATGGGCGGTTATAGTGAAACCCTTGCCGTCGTCGGAGCAGGTGTTCCCGGTGCAGTTGGTATCGCAGTAAGCCAAGCAGATGAAGCGGCCATGTCATATTGGATGAGAAGATGGACTTTGCCTGCTTTACAGAATACACTCAACGGATTCAGAGAAAAGATTCTCGACACGTTTGACAGAATGAATACGAATGGTAAAAATTGGGCGTGGGCAAGTTCGGAAATGCGACGCATGATTGACCCGACAGGAAATAAATATCCGAAAGGATTCTATCAGAGAATCGCTAGAACCGAAACTCGTCGGGTTGTCGAATCAGCACACATCTCCGGATTATCAAAAGCGGGAATCCAATTCGTCGAAAGATTAGTGGTTGAAGATGCGACTACCGACAAAGATTTGTGTTCACCTTTTGATGGGACAATATATCGAGTTGACCAAGCGACAGGAATATTGCCTGCTCATCCAAATTGCAGATGTACATTAGTTGGTTATATTGGAACGCCGGATGATGTAAACACCGACCCATTGAAACCAATTATTCCTCAACCCAAAGCCAAGCGCGTACTTACGGTCGCTGACAGAACTCCACCTCAAGGAGTTCGAAACGCCTGTAAAACGGGAATCAAACTTCACGAAGATGGTTTGAGTGGTTCGGGATTAGAAGGCGCAACCGTTCGAGAAGCAAACGCCATGATTAGAGGCCAACCGATTACTGTAGCAAAAGCGAAAAAGATGATTAGATGGTGGGGAAGAAATGCAAGATTCCTCGATGAGCCAAAAGATTCACCGGCATGGGTAGCCGCGCTATTATGGGGTGGACGAGCCGGACTTTCTTGGTCAAGGAAATTATCAAGAGCGTTAGAGGCGGAAGAGTGAATGTTCAAAGCATCAGCCACAGGATTGAACTTTAGTAAGTTGAGCAAGTTCGCAGGCGATTCCAATAAGAAAGTCAATAGAAATGTTTCAAGAGCAGTACAGAAAATCGCATTCAATATTCTAAGAGATGCGAAAAGAAACGCACCCATCAGAACAGGAGCGCTTAGAGCAAGTGGTCGAGTTTTAGAAATCAATAAAATGAAGCAAGAAATTGAGTTTGGTGGTAGTGGGACAGGAGTAAACTACGCGGCGGCAATCGAATACGGGACAGGTCGAATAAGTCCCAAACCATTTCTCCGCCCGGCTGTCAAACAAAATCAAGCCGAAGCGAACCGATTACTAATTAAGGCAGTACAAGACGGAACAAAGTGATGGACTATCGAGACAGGGAATACAAGAAGAAACCCGGTCGTTGTAGAATATGCGAGAAGAAATGGAAGACCCCAAAGAAATCCGGCATTGTTCTGATAACGTGTGATGAATGCAGAGCAAAGATGTTGGGCAACAGTAAGAAACCCCGACGAAGGCGTAAGAAGTAATGCCGAGGAACTTTCGCAAACTCAACATCCGAAGGTATGTCGGAACTGTTCCCAATCTAACTTACGCATTTGCTAACTTCACAAATATGACTCCAAACGAATTGTTGAATAATTACAAGGATTATGCAAACGGTGATTCGATAGGCGGAACGGGAACGACACGAACTCCATTAGGAGCGACCGTACATATAGATTCAAGCGCACCTAGATTATTGGGAGCATTCCCCGGCGGTGGGATGAATACGACAGGATATACAAATACGAGAATCGCCGCTGTCTCTCAAGTTCCACTACAGACACCCCAATTGACAGTCGCCGGAACGATTCTTGCGACACCGACGAATCTAACTTTTTCACCATGGGGCGGAACAGGAACTTTGGATAATGCAGTTAATGGAAAAGCCACGCGATTGCTAAGGCCAATGTTTGTAAAAGTGGTCTGACGTATTCATAGCGGTTGCCGCGTCAGTCGTTCGCTGTACTGCCCTCACGCTTTCTAGTTATAAACCTTTTCATTGATAGATTGTGAAATTGATATTGGGTTAAACTCCCCCCGTTCGTTATCACGAGTAGTTTCGGGGGGGAGTTTTTCTTGAACTCATTCAAGTTCAGAGTCCGGATTTGCACCGGCAGGTTCGCGACACCGGCCTGTCCTAAATTACCCGACCGAAGCCGGGCGCAGACGCCTCTCCCAAACTGAACGGGTCGCTTTCTAGTTATAAAACTTTCTATTG